TCCCTGTCGGGATACCGAAGTAGTCGTGCAGGGTGCCTTCTCCGGCACCCGATGCCTGGTTGAATTGTGGGACAACGAAGTCAGTGGAATCCGCGGGATTGACTTGTTCGCCGTTAAATTTGACCCAGTTTGACCAGACCTGGCGGTAAGGAACGAAGAAGAAGAAAGTCTCAAGGAACATGTTGTCCATGATGGGCTTGAGAGGGGTGGCGAGGCGTCCGAAGAGAGCCGTGGACACGTTCCATGTGTCCCCCGGCAGGACTTCCTCGCAAAGGATGGGATACAAGTAATCGACGTCTATCGTCGTCTTGTATCCGTGTGACAGATCAAAGCTTGAGCGTGGGATCTCCGCTTTCGCCGTTTGGTCGAAGCGGTGTGTTTGATTGGATTTCATGTGTTTCCCCAGTCTTAACCTGGAGGAATTGTAACCCAGACCCTAACGGCTGGGGAATTACTTTTATGTGGAAGGACCCGTCCGTGTCGCTCCATTCGCCCAAGCTCATGAGCGTGTAGTCGGCGGGATGTTTACCGAATTGGTGAGACGAGGAGTTAACGCAGTCCGTGAATGCGCGGATTGCGAGGCCCGTGGTTTGAACGAAGAACGGCGGAAGGTAAGCCTCCGCCTTGTGATCGAATACGGTGAAGATTTGGTGGTTCATAATTGCCTCGTTAGTCGTTTGGATTGTGAGACTTTGCATTTGTGGCGAGCGTCTAGCCTCGCCGGGATGTTGTCGGGATTGTCTTTCGCTTTCTCAACTCTCGCCTGGCGGAGAGTTTCCGACAATGCTGGATCATCGCGTTCCAATAGTCGTCGGTAATATCCGGGAACGGCGACTTTTCGTCCGTCCGGACTGACGGCGTAATCGTTTGGGAAGAAGTCGTGTCGGAATTTTTTGTAGTAGTCATGACCTATACCCGGCCTAAGAGACATTCGAGTAAATGGCGGCAAGCGCCCAGTCTCTTCGTAAAGCGCGGATCCGTATTGACCATTTTGTTTTTTGAGAATGTAGCGAGCAACGTAGCCCGCAGATTGGTAGGTGACAGATCCGATTTCGTGCGTGCCGTAGGGCCATAGTGAAGCGAGGACCCGGGATGTATATACCCGGTTGCCGTCTCGTATATGCACGAGTTTTTTGTCGGGGAAGTCGTAGCCGAAGATGATTGAATGATAATGGGGTCTTTCAGTTTTTTCGGGTGAGCCGTATTCGCCGCAACCGTAAAAGCGGATTTTGTCCGAAGTTTTCTTGCGGAGCCGGCGTATAAATTTCTGAAAGTGTGATGGCAAGAGTGTACTGGCATGGGGAAGATTCTCGTCTGAGTACGTGAGTGTGATGAAACAGTTTTGATCGTGGAGTAAAGACTCGTGCCAGCATCGCAGCGCGTAATCACGCGCTTTGTCTAATCGACAGCCGATGCATTTACCGCAGGGTAAGGCGATGTTTTTTTCGCTCTCGCGAGTCCGCGGGAGCATGACAACTTTTCGTTTTCCGTTGAGCTCGATGAGCTGTCCCGGCATTGGGTCGTAGCAGGCCATAGTGGGGTCGCCTTTAGCTCGATTTGAGAGCAACACCCCGGCAGCGTAAGCGCTGCCAGGGCGATTGCCGTTTTACAGGGATACGCCCCCACGAGCGACGCCCCGTATGCCGTTTTTCTTATGGATGCGATTCGCGGTTTTTTTGAACAATTTTCGCGAGTTTTTGCCGGACATTTTTTTGCGGAACATAGGTATCTCCTGAGGGGTAGTCACGGTCTTTTTGAGTTTGGTGGTAGTGGAACCACCTGTGACATTATAGAACAAGCTAGATAATGTCAATTTCGCCATTTTTAGGCGGGAGTGGCATCCTCCGGAGGGAGGGATTTAGGGGCCTCTGAGAGGCCCTCAGACGGGCGATCTATGGATTCGATCCATAGGCCCGGATTGTTGTCGAATTCTGCCCTTACGCGGGCAGGGAGAGCCTGAAAGGCTGTTTCGGCCGCTTTGACTGCGCAAGCGGCCTCGAAGTAGGACTTTGAGGTAGCGAAACCGTAGTTTTTTTGCTCGAGCCGATCCTGATACGGATCGATACCGGTTTCTTGACGCAACCGGATAATTCGGTTGACGTCGGTTTGGGCTTTAAAGCCCTGTTGAGTGAGTGATTCGCCCTGGGGATGCCAGGCGAAGGGACGAGTCGGTTTTACGACGTCGATTTTTTTATCTGAATTTTTGCTCATTATTTTTTCGCCAATTTGTTGATGAAGGGGCGCAGCGCGCCCGAGAGAAACGGAAGAGCTTTTTCTATTGCGACCAGGGCAGGGCCCATCGCGTCGTACAACTCCGCGTTAGTCGCCGCAACGGTGCCCTGGGCACCGGTGAGATAGGTATCAGCGCGCGTTTTACGAATCTGCTCTTCGATCAGTTTGTGTGTCTGAGCAGACACGCGCGCTTCAGCTTCCGTTTTATATTGCGTGGACTGTTTGAGATCAGTGTCCTGCAAAGTATTTTGTATCGATGCTTCCATTTGGCGCATCTGTTGATTTTGGACACGCAGCGCCATAGCAGAATGCGGCGCTTTTTGAATTGCTTCGGCCATCGACGCCGTTTCACTTTGAACCTGAGCGGTAGTCCCGCCAGGTGAAGACGCCGGAGAGCCGAGAGCGAGTATGCGATTGAGCCCTGCCTTCTGAAGATCGGCAGCGGCTCGTTGATACGCAGTGTTAGACATCCGTTCCTGAAAATCGCGATTTTCGCGAGCGAGACGGATGTTTGTTTGATTGGCGGACTCTTGGCCTTCATTGCCAAGAAAGCCGCCAACGATATTACCGATTGGCCCAAGCCAACCGGATTTTCCGAATTTTGAGAGTGACGAGAGAAGACTCATTTTTCTGATTGCTCCTGATGCTTACATCTTGTTTTAGCGCGCATGCGTGGCTCACGAACGTTGATAGGGTATCAGCTTATGACGAGCGTTTTACAGGTGCTCGCCATCCTCGACACTTTGACGCCACTAAAGCGAAAGCCGTGGCGTAGGTCGTGTCTCGGTATGGAGCACCGGGTGGAACTGTAAACGTCTGCGCTGATACCCGCTAAACGTTGTTCGCATGTGACTGTGCGCGCACTGCGATGAGCGCGCCTGATTCCTTCGGCGGCGCGCGGAGCGAGAGAGAGTTTTGAATTAATTAAAATTCTGAAATTATTTTTGAAAGAAAAGGGGGGACACAGTCCCCCCTTTGAAACCCCCCTAGAAGTGGTCGATAAGACCAGGTGTACCGTAGAGAGGGAGTGGCCGTGCTGCACGAATACGATGGTACACGTCGAGCAGGAAGTCGGGTTCTGCAGGAACTGCAACAGCCCGATCAATCGGCACTGCCGACTCGACGAACGACTGGTTTAGCACAGGAAGTGCAGCGAAGTCCTGGCTAAGGTGCCAGACGTCCAGAGATGCAGCCGCATTGGATCTGAAGATTGAAGTGATTTGTGAAGGGATGTAGCGATACTCAGCGTATCGCTCCTGGTAGCCGAAGACATCTGTGTCTGCGGCAAGACCTTGTGTATAGATTTCTTTATTGAGTACGGCCTGTTCGCCAAGGTGCGAAAGTGCAGGCCAGTAGAAGTCAAAACGAGTTTGACGAGACCAGAAGCGGCGAAGCCCTTACTGGTAAGTGAGATCGGCCCGGACATTGACGAGGCCGATGATGACACCGTGTTCTGTGAAGGATTTTGTGAACCCGTGATTGTTGGCAGAGACGGTGCCGTAACCCGACAGGTTTCCCTGCGGGGTTGCAGTGTAGGCACCACTGCCAGAGGTTTGTTGCACGGGATTGATGTTCACCATGCTAGAGCCGCCACCGAGAAACTCGGGGCGCTGGTGAACGAGCATCATGGGGTCGGTGACCCCGAAATGAGATTGAAGGATTTCTGGATAGCGTGTACCGCCTCGCGCGTCACGCTCCAGAAGCTTTTGGATTTGGAACGACTCGCGGAGATCGTTAATGGTGATACCGGTGGCCGTGCCTAAGTCCGCGTACATACGCGGCGAAGTGGCGACTGGGTCTTGCGTGCCGAGTGTCACTTCGGCAGCAGCTGAGTTCAGCCTATACCAGTTCGCCAAAGGATCGGAGTAGATAGTTGGAAAACTACCGGTAGTTCCACCGGTATGGATTTCGGCTTGGCCTCCGAGATTAAGAAATACATCGGGGCCTTTTTGTGGCCACGGCAGACAACCGGTGAAGTAGTCTTTTTTCTTCCGGCGTTTTAGCAGTGTGTAGCTCGAGCCTGGATCCGGACCGTCGCCTAAATTGACGACGCGTGAATCGACGAGATTTTCGTCGCGGAACCAGTTGTTGTAGATGTGATTGTACGCCCGGAAAGGAAGTACCGAGTAGCTGATATTCGAAATCCCTGTCGGGATACCGAAGTAGTCGTGCAGGGTGCCTTCTCCGGCACCCGATGCCTGGTTGAATTGTGGGACAACGAAGTCAGTGGAATCCGCGGGATTGACTTGTTCGCCGTTAAATTTGA